CGCCTCTCGCATAACCTGCCTTAATGGTAAACACATTTCATCCAATAATTACTCCACCCCGCATATAAGGGGTGGTCACCCAATAATTGTTGGATAACCGGGTCAGTGAAGTTATCCCCAATATTCATCATTCTAATCTTTTCTTCCACGTATAATTGAGCTTCTATAGAGATACCATAGGTATCCTCAAACTTTGCTCTAACTCGTGAATCTTGCACTATGGGAATAGCTGTCGTATACTTAACCTTATATGTGTTTGTAGGTTCTTCATCAATCGGCGTAATACCTTCTGTTAAATCAATTAACCTCTCAGCCAGGACATTAATTATAGGGCATCCTGGGAGCTCGTTTATTAACGATAACGCCTTAGCCCGAAGCAAACCTAGTTGCACAACCTTCTTCTTGGACACTCTACGTTGTGAATGTGTCCAACCAATCCCTAAAATAACTGGACAGGGATCTCTGATCGCTAGGAAGGTCTCACTTTCATAAATTAATTTACAAAAGCTAGCGTCAGACACATCTTTGAATCTCTCAATCTTAATTGTAAAACCCAATTTCTCATACCAGGAACTCTCTGGGTAAGCAGATAAGCGAAATAATCCATCATCCCCTTCTACAACACCACCATAAACTTTAATACCATGTTGTTGACACAGGAACAATGTTAACATCAAATTAGCAAAACCATTACACATAGATGTATTCAGCTCACCAGACATTCTGCGAGCATCCAGTTCTAACATAACACCTGGACCTCGTATATGCTGCTTACCTCCCACAACTTTCTTAAACACTTCCAACCTACTTCTAAACGAAGGCGGACACAACCAATCCATCAATTCAAAATCTAAGACCCTCATTATGTCTGGAATAAAATGAGATTCCATAGCAGTAAAATCTGTGCCCATTATGACCCCCAACTCTCCCGCTACGTGGTCATGAATATACCTTGGTCTATCCAACACAGGAATGTGCTTAATAAAGTACTCACTCTTAAACAACACGTTTTCCATGGCATGTATTAACGGACCCAACATTAACACCATTTTATCACCCCTAGGATATATCATCCTGGCAGCATTCTCTTTAACTAGAACTTCAGTCTTAACGAATGCTTCTATTTGGGTCAATTCATAAGATTCAAATGTATCACCTTCATCGTGATACAACTCTTGCAGTTGATCGATCCGCCACCTTGGATGATTTAAAGAATTCAAATATTCCAACAAATCAGGTACATCACTATCAATCAATGGCTGCAAATTTTGCCTACACCATTTTCTAACAAACAATTTTAATTTCCACAGCCATAACTTGTTTGCTTTGGGTAGCTTCCTGCCCATTCTCTTCTTAAAGGATTCCACAATGTTCGGTGTATAATTATGGGCTGCCATAGGTGGCGCACAACACTCTGGTATCGGTCCTATCTGATTCTGTATATTCAATCTATCCGTTATAAAAGAACTCCTGATATGAACTCTCACATCTGGTTCTATCTCAATATTTTCATCCCCACATTTGTCAATAGTGTCTTCACCCCGTCGGTAGCCGTATGCAGCATACTCATGCCAAGATCGAGCACCGACGGGGTCCTTGGGTTTAACTGATTGACCAATTCAATAGGTTCATTCTTCTCAATTAACTTCATAACAAATGCAACTGACAAAGAACCTTGAATTAAAGAATTAAATCTCTCTGGGGAAACGTTTAGATGTACAAAATCTCTATTTAGCTTATTCCGTCCTAATAACATAAGTGACTCCACTGAATTCATAGAAGCCACAAGCGTGTGCACCATTTCAGGATTAAAAACACCTACA